GTTATGCATAAAGGAAAAACAAAATGGCGTTAAGAGGATTAATTCACATCACAGACAACGGTGATAACACAGGACCCGGCTACGGTAGAATCTGTGACATAGTACAGGCTGGTAATGAATTTGAAGTTCACAGTGACTTTGAATGGGTAGATTTACCAGACGGTACTGTAAGTCAAGACAAGTATTTCAGATCAAATTCAAGCGTGGTAAAATTTAATATACTAGATGTACCGGGATATGCAGAAAATGCTTATAAAGTAGCAAGAACAATTGGTTACAAACCAATTGGTGATCAACTAGACATGCTTTTTAAAGAAATACAAACAACAGGAACGATAAGTAATACGGGGCCGTGGGCGACTCACATTTCCAGTATTAAAACCGCAATTCCAAAAGATGATATAGCAACAGTTCATGCGTGGAACGTTGCATACGCTGAGAGGATGAACGGCAACATTTAACTTAGGTTTAACATGAATTTCAATAATCGGTTTTCGATTGGTCATTACGATCGTTTTCACAACGACTATGCATCAACATACTATCACATCATGAAAAATGCTGATCCAGCATTTTTAGCCAACATACATGATATCTACTTTGGAAAATATTTTTACTACGAGTACAACGGCGAGCAAAAGCGTTGCGGTAATCCCATGGGAGTTGAAGCCAGTGATGAACAAATTGATTACTTGTTTCGGATTCAAGAAGAATTAGGCGTTGAGATATCACTAACATTTAACACACTAGAAGTGCCGCATGAAGTGGTATTTGATCCAGCTGTTACTGAAAAATTTGTAGAATGGATTGGCAGTTTCTATGACCGTGGCCTGCGTAGTTGTACCATGAGCAGTCAACACATATTACGCATGGGGTGGTTACAACAACGTTGCCCTGATATGCGTTGGAAAAGTACAGTAAATCAAATTGTTGGAGATGCACAACAGTTTATCGACATGGCTTACTTGGGTTACAATTCAATCAATTTAGATCGTAACTTGAATCGTAACCTGCGTGAATTGAAAAAGATTCGACGTGCTCAGGATCATCTTAATGCAAAGAATCCCAAGAAGCCGGTTGTAACAATCTTATTGGTAGCTGAAGCCTGTATATACAGTTGTCCCTTTAAGAAAGAACATGACAGCGTTGGTGAAGTAATTGGCACAGACTACTTTCGTGCTCCTGCTGACCTAAGTTGTAACGGTTGGAGACAGCACGAACAATTTGCAGAGTTACCACGCTCGGGCATCAACATTGTTGCAGGACAAAGCAAAACATTTGAAGAATTTGGTGACCTAGTGGACGTATTCAAATACTCGGGACGATTGACATCTATACCATTCAAAGCAGAAGATGTTGAGCATATGAAAGCGGTATGGTACTACGACAACAGCGAGACTAAATTTAAACAGGTTGTGTCACTGGCGGGGCAAACTATATACGCCAACGACTTTCAAGAAATTGTGGACAACAATCTAGGTCCCATACACAGCTGGATTCCCGGTTGGATCGACACTCGCTATACCAAAGATGATTGGCGCAAAACCTGGCAAGGCTACACGGGCATCTGGAGCACAGATAAAGGTCAGCGTTTAGAAAAGATATTGCGTACTTGTCGTAACCAATGTTGGGACTGTCACGAATGTGAACGTACATTTGGGTTCCAAGACATCGATAGTGCGCTACAGTTAAGAAAAGTATAATGATATTTGATAAAATAATTCCTCAAGGTTATGCAGACCAAATTGAAGCTGACATAAACCGTACACAGTTTCCATGGTACTACATACATGATGTCACAAATAAATCGTATGGATCAAATTCGGGCTTTGTTCACGTGGCCGTAGACTTTGGCAAAGAACCCACCGAATGGTATCCCTTCATCAAACCCATCATATACAGCATAGAAGAAGCAATGGGGCATCGTGTACATCAGTTGTTACGCATACGTGTGGGCTTGTTAACAAAGAATACAGAAGCCACTTACGATTATAACACACCACATGTGGATTTTTTAATGCCACACATAACTGCCTGTTACTATGTGAATGACAGCGACGGTGATACCATACTGTTTGATCAAACGCTACAAGACATGAACACAACCGAATTGTCAGAAACAACAGTATTGGATTATGTAAAGCGCACCAACTTCACTGTAGCACAACGTTGCACACCCAAGAAGGGTCGTTTGTTTGCATTTGAAGGCAAACAGTTTCATGCCAGCTCAATGCCCAAACAACATGATAGACGTATTGTAATCACAATTAATTATATACCAGAACACTATGCACCATAATGTAAAATCAATTTGTATTGTTGGCGGGGGAAGCTCGGGATGGATGACAGCCGCGGGTATTACACGTCTTTGCCCCAACATTAAACTTACCCTGGTAGAAAGTGATGTCATCCCCACCATCGGTGTGGGTGAAAGCACAATCGGACACATCAATCAATTTTTAGTCATGCTGGGCCTTAGAGATGAAGATTGGATGGCGGCCTGCAATGCCACATACAAGACCAGTATCAAGTTCATTGATTTTAGAGAGAATCCCAAAGAAGAACCACACAAGTTTCATTACCCATTTGGGCATTTGGACTTTACTGACAAGCCACGTGGTCCAATGGAATGGTTCTTGGCCCGTGCAGACAATCCTGCCATTGATCCACAAAATTTTGCAGAGTTTTATCATGATGCAATATTGATGACAGATCAAAACAAGATGACACGCAATGAAGATCATCGTGTGCGTGGATTTAACTTTGCAGAAGACACAGCCTATCACATGGATGCGGCCCTGTTTGGTAATTGGTTACGTGATAATATTTGTTTACCTGCGGGCATGACACACAAGACTGACACTGTTGACCGCGTGATACAACGTGAAGATGACAGTGTTGAAAAAATTGTTACAACCTCAGGTGACCACATTTCAGCTGATTTGTTTATTGACTGTTCGGGATTTAAAAGCATACTGTTGGACAAAATACTAAATGTTCCGTTTATCAGCTTTCACGATACATTGCTAAATGATCGTGCAGTTGCCACAGTTATTCCCTACATTGATCAAGAAGCAGAAATGGAAAACTACACAAGTTGTACTGCCATTGAAGCAGGATGGGTTTGGAATATTCCATTATGGAATCGAATCGGCACAGGCTATGTATACAGCAGTAAGCATGCCACAGAGGCCGAAGCAGAAGCACAGTTACGTCAACATTTAAAAAGCAATCGTATGATGTTCCCTAATGCTGATCGTGCAGATGCCTGCGAGTTCCGCCATATCAAAATACGTCACGGAGTGCATGAACGTGCGTGGGAAAAGAATGTAGTGGGCATCGGCCTGGCCAATGGCTTTATAGAACCCTTGGAAAGCACAGGACTGATGTTGACACACGAAGGCATCGTTAAACTGTGCAGTACCCTACTAATGCGCGACGGCATTGTCAGCAACTATGATGTTGACCTGTTCAACTACGGATTCCAAGAACAAATCATGGGATTCAAAGATTTTATCAGTCAGCACTATGCTCTAAGTATGCGTGATGATACTCCGTATTGGAAAGAAGTTTCCGGATCAGTCAAATACTCAAGAGCCATGAACAGCACTATAAATCTTGCGGGACTAGATCACGATGTAAAAAGCTCAACTGATTTGGGATTTAGATTGCATAGGTCACGGCAATTTGACAACAACATGGGCGGTATTATTTACATTGCGGCAGGTATGGGGTATAACCCAATTGAAGCTAATTTTATACGTTATCAGGACCGTAAAGTCAACGAAAGTCCAGCAATACGCCGACCGGTTTACGACGCTTGGTTAAAACACCGCGATGAAGTACTAGAGCACATTAAAACACTGCCCACACACTATCAGTTCCTGAAAGATAACATCTACCGATAAATAGTATTAAGCAAAGGGCCATCTAAGATGCAAACTATTAAAAAATTATACAGAGATACCTACACCGGAGAAGATGTTGTAACCAACCTGGTTTATAGAAACTCCACATGGGAAGTTTCCAAAGAATGGATTCCTAATGCGGTTACCAACATTTATACCACCACACAGGCATTGGTAATTGGTGGTGGCCCAAGTTGGAAAGAAGTTTACGGCGGGTTTGATTTATCACACATAGCAAAACACAAAGGTGGATTGCTGGGCGCAGACCGTCTGCAGACTTATGGAGCAAACTCACTGTACAAAACGTTTACGCCGGATTTTTTAGTAATTGATGATGAGCATGCCGACGAGTTGGCTACTAGTGGATATTGTGAGTCTCACATTGTGTATGCTCATGCAAACCCAATTTTAGAATTTCCAGGAAAGTTTTACTTGGTACCACAAGATCCCAGCTGGAATGCCGGTGCAGTTGCCATGTACTTGGCCTGCTTTGATGGACACAAGAAGGTGTTCTTTATGGGATTTGATGGACGCCAGGGTGACGATGTATTTTACGAAAAGACTTTGTCTATAGTATTTGACTTGTACCCAGAGGTGGATTTTGTACGAGTTATGCCCACAGACACATATTACATGCCTGAAAGTTGGAAATACAAAGTTAACCTAAGGCAGATTACTTTTAACAATTTTGTTATCGAAGCCGACTTGGGATAACACAGTTTCCATAGTTCGCAATTTATCTACAATAGCAGTAAATTTAAAACTTCGCCACACACCCGGGTGCAGGGGCTTGGGGTGGTCATTTAACGGAACCCAGCAATATCCTCTGTGCTCATGATTTAGAATCGGCACAAATTCTTCATCCACACTGATCAGATAGGTATGAAAAACAAACTTGTCATTGTCACTGGTGTATTGCTCGATGGGAATAATTTTGGCGCCTTTGATTTCGCCACCTAGTTCTTCACGTATTTCACGGTGAAGACCTTGGATGATGGTCTCTCCAGGTTCAACTTTGCCACCCACAATTCCCCAACTACCTGAGTGTCGGTTACTGTTTCTAAGCAAAAATAAATATCGATGTGTTTGAGTGCAATAAATTAATGCACCCGTGCTTGATAATGTCAAACTACAAGGCTCCAATTACCAGGATCATATAAACCTTCAACACTCTTAGACCACGTGTCATCGTCATGGTTAAATTTATATTGAACCCCAGTTGTTAAGTTGGTTACAAAAGCGTAGTCCACTGCTTGCTGACTGTGAAAACTAACAACCCATCCAGTTGTGGTGTATTCTATAATGTCATTTGCATCTGCAACAAACCAGGGATTAGTACCCCAAGCAACGGCGCTTTCATTGTTATTATAACTGCCAATGGCGTTGGTGAGCAAATATCTTGTGCCCAAACTGGGTGCCAACAAATGTGTATCATCAACATTGATTGATTTGGGATCAATAATAGCAGTAATTGCAGGCAGGTTATTTGCAGGCAACGTATCAATGTGTGGATTAAACAACATTATGGTGTCGTCTGTGGGGTGTTCAGCAACAGTGCCCACAACTTCACTCAATCCATTGGGGTGACGCAATCTTATTTCACTAATGCCATTCCTAATTACACCGTACTTGGCTTTGACTGTGCCCCAGGCATCGTATATCTGCCCTTGGTCTATGTCGTAGGTAGTACGCTGTTGTTGTTTGATTAACCGCAAGGTGTTACCGATATAAAGCAAACTGTAGTTGCGTAACACAATCACTTGTCTAACCATAATGTCGGCCTCGGCAAAAATATCATCGGTAATCTCACCATTGGCATCGTACACGTTATTGACGATGTTGGTGATAACACCCAGACGTTTGACCTTGGCGGGGCTACTTAACCAAATTGGCATTTCAAACTGTAGTGTGGCAATGCTGATACTTTCATCGGTTGAGGCCGGCACTGAACGTGAATCCCACACAGTCGATTTAA